AGTCCACGGTGGTGGCGTAGGCATCCGCCAGCCAGGAGACCACCTGCCCGCCCATGACGATCAGGTCGGCCACCAGGTACAGCACCGTCTGCAGGCCCGCGGCGAATTCATCGCTGTGCCCGCTCATCTCGGTGAAGGCGTCCGAGAGGGCGTCCCCGATGACGGAGAGGCCATCGGACAGCACGGCGATGATCGGCCCGGCGCTGGCCAGCAGCCGGTTGAACCCTGGCATCACGTTCTGAACCAGGCCCATGAAGCCCTGCACCAGCGGCCGCACATACTCCTTGGCCGGAGCGATAGCGTCGCGCAGGCTCGCGCCCAGGCCGGGCATCTCTCCACGGATCGAGCCGATGGCATCGATCATGGTCGGCGCCCAGTCCTCGCCGATCTCGTCCAGCACGTCAAGGGCATCGTTCTTCAGCCCGACGATGCCCGCCTTGACTCGGTCGTCCCGCATCGCCCCCGCGATACCCAGGCCGATGCCCGCCCCGGCCACGCCCGCGGTGAGCCCGGCGCCGAGCGCAGCCCCGGCCAGCGGGGCGGCCAGCGCGATGACGCCCACCAGGGCCGCGCCCACCGCCGCCCCGCCGGGACCGAAGTTCGCCAGGTTGTCCGTGAGGATGCCGGGCAGCTTCTTGGCCTGGCCGCTGACCTTGCTGATCAGGCCGCCGCCGAACCGGCTGCCGAAGATATCGCCGCTGGACTTGCCGGTGTCGTCCCCGATGCCGTCGAACGTGCTCTTGAACTTGCCCTTGCTGTCGCGCATCCGGCGGTCTGTGCGCTCGGAGAAGGAGCTGCCGAACCGCTCACCCGAGGTCTGCCCGGCCTCGTCCATCCCGTCACCGAGGATGCTGCCAGCGCGGTCGCTGGCAGTCATCGCGGCGCGGTCCAGCGCGGCGTCATCGATCTGGACCGTGACGTCTACGAACGCATCGGCAACCTTGAAGCCGTCAGGCACGGCCCACCTCCAGGTCCTCGTCCAGCATCAGCTGGGCGATCGGCTCGGCATCGTGCTCAGCATCCTGCTGCTTCCAGCGGATGGCCTTGCCCTGGACGGCGCCCTTGTAGTGCGGCAGCTGCTCACACAGGTTGAGGAAGCGCGGGCCGGACAGCCCCGCGGTGTCCCGCTGATACCTATCCATCACCTGCACCTCCTTCCGGTAAATCGCCAGGAAATCGGCCTCGATCTCCGGCAGCGTGAACAGCACCCAGGCGACCTGGATCAGTCGCCGTCCGAGGCTTTTCCCAGCTCCTTGACCTGCCCCAGGTAGTGCTCCCCGATCCGCTGGACCAGGGCGCGCGTCTGCAGGATGGTCAGCTGCTCGCTCTCGAGTACGGCCGTCATGCCCTCGGCACCGAGCGCGTGGCGCGCCAGCCAGAGCACGGTGGCTGTCTCACCGCGATTGACGTAGACCTCCAGGGCCAGCAGCGCGGTGGCGCCGCTGATCTGGGTCGGGATCGTGTACTCGGTGTCCTTGCCGTCCTTGGTGACGACAAAGGCGGTGATGCGGTCCGCCTCCACGGGGGTGGCGGACGCATCGACCTTGACCGGCTCAAACATGGTGGCCTCCTTGTTTGTGAACCGTTGATGAATGGACAGGATGTGGGTCAGCTGGCGGCCGACTCGACCACGCGAAGCGGCCGGACGGTCGGGCTGACGTAGAACAGCTTGAACTGCACCGGGATGAACGTCTGCTCGTCCTTCTTGTACGCGGTGCCCACGGCAGCCACGGACAGGACCTTGCGAGCGATCACCAGGCGCCGCTTGCGGTTCGGCGCCCACCCCCGGAAGAGCAGCGCGTGGTAGTTCGGCTCCACGCCAGAGTCGTCACCCACCAGCTCCACGGCCTTCCATGCCGTGCCGCCGGTGCCGCCGGACGTGATGTCCGTGGGGGCCAGACCCCAGGCGAGGGCCAGGTTCTCCAGCGTGATCTCCGCCAGGTTCGTGGAGATCGTGACGGTGCGCGAGGTCTCCCGCGTCCCGGCCGGGTCCTTGATCTGGTCGGCCCGCAGGTCGAAGAACGAGCGGTCCACGTTCTTGGTGACACCGCCGTCCGTGCCGCCCAGGTCGGACCAGACCAGCGGGTCCGGGTCCGCGGCGACCGCCGTGTCCAGCGGCTCCACGGCGCCCAGGATGCCCTTGTACAGCTGCCCGGCACCACCGAGCAGGTTGGTTGCGGTCACGCCCGCCATCAGTTCTCACCCTCCAGCTTGCGCACCTGCGCGTTGTCCGTGGTGAGCAGTCCCTGACGCTTGAGGTCCAGCGCCTCGGACTCGTCCACCACGATCGGCTCCTGCGGACGCATCGTGGTCCGCACCTTGATCTTGCCCTGAGGCACTTCCTCAGCCATCAGCCCTCCTCGGTCCAGCTGATCTCCACGTCCAGGCTGTAGTGCGCCCTGGACTGGTCTTGGTCGGGAATCCTACGGGGGGAGGCCGAGATCGGCCGCGTCCCGTCCACCCGCACCTGCTTGCCGGACACGGTGACGAAACCGCCAGCCGAGTCCATGGCCACCGCCCAGAGGTCCTGCGCCACCGAGCTGGCGAGCCCCAGGGGCGGGCGGTCGGAGTTGTCCTTGGTGGCCCACACGTCCAGGGACACGATGTCCCGGTGGTAGGGCGTGTCCCCCACGGTGCCGCCGCCGGTGTTGACCACCTGGACGAACAGCCGGGACGTGCCCACCAGGGGCCACTGCGATGCCGCGGGGACGGTCGTGGCGACCGCCTCGGCGCCCAGCGTCCCGAAGCGCATGGTCTTGGTCCACTCGACGGCCACGGCCTCGGTGGTCGGGCGCGGCACGGGCTGAGTCACAGCGACCCCCGATACTGGAAGACAGCGGGACGGATGTACGGCTGCGCCGACATGACGGACGTGCCGAACTCCTGATAGAGGTGGTAGTCCACGCCCCCGGCCACGTCACCGATCACGATCCGGGTCACCGGGCTGCCGGGCTCCACGCGGATGGTGGCCACCAGGTCACCGGTGTCCACGGGCGCGTACCGGCGCATGTCCTCGGCCATCAGCTCGGCGGCCCGCGGGCCCAGAGCGTTGGCCTTGGCGTGGACGGCAGCGACCCCGCCGGGATTCATCACCACGCGTGTCGCCATGCCGCCCTCCTCGTCAGGGGCTCGGTACTGCAGGACCCGGTTGTCCCGGGTGAGATCAGCTTACGCGCCTCAGGTTCAGGCGGATGTCCTGCGGGGTGGTCGGGTGCAGCGGGCGGGTGATCGAGTCCACCGCGAATATGTCCCCGGTGCGCTCGTCTTTGACCCGGGACAGGTCGGTGACCGGTGTCCCCTGCGGGACACGGCAGACGTAGTACTGGACCACGACCGCCTGAGGGTCGCTCTCGGTGGACACGGTGGGCAGGGTCCGCTCCACCAGCGCCGCGGGGACACCGGTGGCCACGGGAGTGGTGGCCTCGTCCTCGTCCCCGTACGAGTCCTTGGTGGCGGTGCCCGCGAGCAGGGTCACGGTAGTGGTCGGCAGGCTACGCACCGGGCACCGTCCAGTAGTCGCTGGTCTCGTTCAGCCAGTCGGTCAGCAGGGCGCCCTTCGGCGGACGCTGGCGGCCGCGCAGGCTCACCGCTCGAGTGCCGAACCAGCTCAGGTTCTTCAGCTCACGCTGCGCCAGCGGGGCGAGGTCCTGATCGGCCTGCGAGCGCCGGTCCGAGCTGGCGCCGTCCGTGCTCGGTGAGTAGTCCACCCCGCGGTGCTCCAGGTGGCCGGGCTGGTTGGGCTGCCAGATGGCCTGCCAGGCCGTGGCACGCCGCAGGATGCGCAGGTCCCGGCCGGAGATCGTGCCGTCCGGCGCCTCGTCATCGGCGCCCGCGTACGTGGTGATGACCGAGCTAGCCACCGCCAGGTTCTCGTCCGTCACGTCCTTGCCGGTCACGTCCTTGACCTGCTGCAGGGTGGCCCACGGCATGGCGCTCTCCTCGGTCTGGATGGGTGTTACTGGGGCGGCAGGGGAGGAGGCCCAGCCCCTGCCGCCGGTCCAGTCACTTGACCTGGTAGTCCTCGTCCGCCTTGGCGCGCTGCACCTGCGGGTCCGGCAGCGGCGGGCCGTAGCCACCGCCCGGGAGGATCGTGCCCGCGCCCTGCAGCGCCGGGTCGTGGAAGTTGCCCTCCGGGATGACGTGGTCCTCGGCGGCCCAGCTCCCGGCCTCCTTGACGGCCGCGTCGTGCTCGTCCAGGTCGACACCGGCCACCGGCGCCGAGCCCAGCACGTCCGCCTCCAGGGCGAGGTTGCCCGCCTCGGCGGGGTCGCCCTTCTCGGCCCGGTCGTACTTCGGCGCCGGGTCGTACGCGCGGACGCCCCCCGTGGTCTGCGGCTCGGGCGCGGGCGCCGGAGCGGGGGTGGTGGTCGCCTTGGCCGGGGTGGCCTTGGCGGGGGTCTTGTTCGTCTGCTCGGCCATCATCTGCTCCATTCGCTGGCCGTGGTCAGGGGGTGTTCCGGGCCGCCCAGGTAGAGCTGAGCGGCCCGGCGGTGGATCACGGGACGTCCGGGATGATCTCCAGGATGCTGAACGCCAGCGGGGTGCTGATCCGGAAGGCGCGCCGCATGGTGGCCTTCATCAGCGCCTCGTCCGACAGGAAGCCGATGCCGTTCGCGGCCCGCTGCCACTGGGTACCGGGGTTGCCCGGCGCCATGCCCGCGGAGGTGCGCGCCTTGCCGTTGTTCATCAGCGTTCGGTTGCCGATGATGGCGATCGGGTTGCCGGTGGGCGTCTGGGTGTCCACCGCGCTCGTGCGCAGGCCGCGGGACATCCGGCCGCGGTAGCCGAAGAACTGCGCGTCCTGGCCGTCCCGCACGTCCTGGAAGTACGGCAGGCCGGTCTGCGGGTTGAGCTGGTTACGCATGAGGCCCCGGAACGCGGACGACATCAGGACGACCGTGTTGCCGTCATCGAAGAACAGGGACTCCTCGTACCGGCCGAGCCAGTCACCGATGGCCGCGTAGCCGGTGGTACCGGCCAGGAAGTCGGAGCGCTCGATCTTCAGGATGTTCTGGTTCGCCGAGTAGTTGCCGTGCGGCGTGGTGGCGGCCTGGGTCAGTTCGTAGTACAGGGAGTTGTACTTGACCGTGGTGCCGTTCTGCGCCGCGGTGACCGCCAGGGCCGCGTTGTCGTAGTGCGCGGCGAGCGCCTTCCCGGCCTCCTCCTCGTACATCCGCATGGTGCTCTCGCCCATGGTGGTGTCCACGAGGTCTTCCTCGGCGATCTTCGCGGCGCCACCGATCTTGCGGGCCACCATCTCGATGCGGTCCGAGGTGTTGGTGCTGAAGCCGTAGTCGGCACCCTTGGCGACCGTGGCCACGGTGAAGCCACCGAAGCGGTCGATCTCCTTGGTGTCGCTGGTCATCGTGACCGGGTTGGCGTACGCCTCCACGACGCTGGCCTCACCGAGTGCCCGCAGCGCGGGACCGGACGGCTGAGTCGGGATGAAGAGCTCAAGATCCTGCCGGTTGGCAGTCATACCGGTGCCCCTTTCTGGGACGGGGGGAGTGGTCAACGTGTGCGGGGCATCCGCTCCGCGTGCCCCGTCCGGGGCGGGCTTCCCAGGCGCTAGGCCGGGCAGCTGTTCGTCAAGATACACCCCGGGGGTACCGAGCGAGAAAGTGACTCTGTCCCAGGGCCACTCTGAGACTTTGGGGTCTAAAGACCCCCCAAAGTCTCAAAGTCCTGTGGCGGGGTGTTTGACGGTTACTCAAAGTAAAAAAAAGTCTGCAAAGTCCCAGGTCGGGTCTCGCAGCATGGCACTAAGTAACTCAGCGTCACAATGGATGATCTTGACAAAGCAGGGGCCTCCAGAGGTCACTTTGGAGATCAACTTTCCAAAGTCTCTGGAGGCCCCCGAGAGCCCTGGTCAGCCCCGCCCGGCGAGGATGTTCCGGTACCGGGCCGTGTCCGGATCGACCTGCTCACGGCCGCTGGAGCGGTCGCGCGTGTCCACCCGCGGGGTCTGCCGCCGGGTCTTGCCGCCGGTGCCGCCGAAGATCCGGCGCAGGTTCTCCACCCGCTCCTGGATCTCGTCCTCGTCCACCTCGCCGTCCTCGTCCACCTCGATGTCCCCGAGGTTGAGCACGGCGAGCACCGCGGCCTGGTCGTCCCGCGGCACCCCGGCCTCGGCCAGCGCTGCCTTGGCCGCCGAGCGCACCAGGCGCTGGTTGGCCTTGGCCACCGGGTCCTCCTCGCCCCCGCCCTCCTGGCCCTTCTTCAGCTCGGCCAGCTCGGCCTGCGCCTTGCGCAGCTCACGCTCGCGCCGGTCCGCCTTGCGCGCCAGCTTGGCGTACGCCTCACGGGACGGCCCGTCCTCGCTGTCGTCGGACTCGTCCTGGTCCCCGCCACCCGTGCCAGGCTGGTCGCGGTCCTCGTCCTGCTGTTCCGTGCCCGGACGGTCCTGCTGGTCCTGGTCCTCGCCAGCGCCAGCGCCGTCCGTCTGGGTAGGGTCCTTCTCACTCACCGGGGCCTCCTCGGTAGCTTCCCGGCGCGCACGGCTGCACGCGCCCGTTGCTCAACACTAGTTGGTAGATCAGCTCCCTGCCTGAGCAGGCGGTCCATGGCCCGCAGGGTGGCGGCCTCGCTCGCGTTGTCCGTCCAGCCGAGCACCACCGAACGGCGGGCCTCGGCCGCCAGCCGGGCTGCCGGGTCCACGCGCGCCCGGTCCCTGCTCGGTGCGCCGGGCTCCAACAGGGTCAGGTGGATCTCGCACCTGCAGTTGGGGTGCAGCGGCGGGTACTGCACCCGCCAGTCCAGCGGCCGGTCCGCGTACGTCAGCCCCTTGGGGAAATACCCCCCGGGGGTAACCACCCAGCCAGCGTGCGCCAGGCAGTGCAGGCAGGCATTGCGCTCCGGCACCCAGATGAGGTTGCGGCCGGACTGGCGCGCCACCGCGAGCACGCCCCGGCTGGCGCCCCCGTACACCACCTGCCTGGTCGTGCCCTCGGCCAGCGCCTTGGCCGAGCTGGCCCGGCCGACCACCGCCATGACGTTGCGCTTGGTGTCCATCGGCAGCGTGGTGGCCAGCTTGGCGGCCTCGTCCAGGCGCTCGCGCACCATCCGGTCCAGCGGCACCTGCTCCAAGCGCCCTGAGAGCCCTCCTGAGCGCCTAACGCGCGCAGCCACCCCAGCGGGTAGGGAGTCCAGCGCCCGGCCCGCACCGACCGCCTGAGCCCGTCCGCCGTACGTGCGCAGCGGCCCGTCCATGTCCGGCCACGTCAGCTCGCGCAGGCGCTTGCTGATGGCCTGGGCGATGCTGGCGGCTGCCAGGCCGGATGCTGCGCCACCGGCGGCCACCGCCTCGTATGCGGCCAGGGCAGCCGCGAGCACGCCCGCCAGCGCCGCGCTGAGGCCGCCGGTCACGGCCAGCACCGCGGCCAGCTCCAGCTCCTCCATCTCGCTGGGTGGCTCGGTCGGCAAGGTCTGCGGCTGCGTCACCAGCCCCTCCACATCCCGCGGGTGCACGCCAGCGTGAAGAGCACGGCCACCGCCACCAGGAGCAGCCACTGCCACCAGGTCACTTGACGTACCCCGCCTTCACCATCTCGGCCGCCAGGTCCTGCCCGGCGGCCGTCTCGATCGAGCACAGGATGCGGCCGAAGTCGTCCGGGTCCACGTAGTGCGACGTCACCATGTACGTGCCGCCCGCGGGCGCGAGCACGGCCGCCCAGGTGCGGGCCTGGTTGGCGAACGCGAGCGTTGCGCCCTTGCGCTCCGGTGCGTCGTACTTCGACCCATCGGCGTGCAGCAGCCGCAGGCCCTTCGGTGGGGTCCAGAGGTGACCCCATCCCATGTCCACCGTGCCGTGACAGGTGTCCCCGTCCACCCAGCGGGTGATCAGGAACGGCAGGCGCCAGGTTCGCTCCATCAGCGCATCACATCCCGGAAGTACCAGACCAGCCAGGCGAAGCCAGCAGCCCCGCCAGCGAGCGCCCCGCCGATGAAGATCAATGCCGACTTCACGCGTCCTCCTGCGGCTGGTCCTGCTGGGCCTGGTCAGCACCCGGCGGCAACTGCGGCTGCGGCGGGGTCACGTCCGCGGGCGCGCCCTCCGGCACCCCGGCCTGGCCCATGATCTGGTTCACCAGGACCGACACCTGCTCGGCGCTCACCACGCCCAGGGCCTGCGCTGTGCCGATGCCCTGCAGCGCCGCGCCGAGCGCCGTCAGCCGGGCGATGCGCTGATCCAGCGCGGCCTCATCGTTGTCGGCCTTCAGCCACTCATCGATCTCGTCCGGCAGGTAGTTCGCCTCCAGCAGGATCTGCCGCAGCGGGATGCCCATGGCCAGCCGGGTCTGCGCGGTCTGCCACCAGTCCGGGTCCGTGTTCACCTCGCCCGGCGCCCACTGCACGGTGATAGATCCGGACTCGACCCCAGCCATCTGCAGGGCCAGCGTCCACACCTCGCGCCAGAAACCCTCCAGGTACAGCTTGCGGTCCTGCTCCCTGTCCCGGGTGGGCTTGTCCGCCTCCTTGCGTGCCTCCCCGGACAGGCCACCGCCGTACGCCTCGGGGTTGAACTCGGACAGCGGGGTGGACGTGGACCCGGACATCAGGCGCATGTACAGCTCCACGCTGTCCCCCAGGGGACGCGGGTCCGGGACATTGAACTGGCCGACGGCCTTGGTCCCGGTGTACTCGTGCTCGATGCCACCGGCGCCGCCCGCACCGGCGCGCCGCACCGGCTGGTCGGCCTGCGGTGCGTCCTCGTCGTCCTGCCAGTCCACCGCGTCACGGGTCTGGTCCAGGACAGCGGCATCATCGATGAGCCGGTACCGGTCCGGCCAGGAGTACGCCTCCACGCCGCTGACCTGCGTAATCAGCATCTTGTTGATGGCGTCCTGGGGACCGTACGCGTCGATATGCTCCGGCCGCCCGTACGGCAGGTCCGTGCGGGCGTGCTTGATCGGCACACCCCAGTCGTGCACGATCGGCCAGTTGTCCGGGGTCGCGGGGACCGGCTGTCCCTGCAGGTCCTCGGCGTACTCCACCCACTCCTCGGGTGTCTTGCCCGGGGCGTCCGGCAGTGTGATCCAGTTCTCCAGCCGGGACGGGTCACCGGGGTACCAGAGCTCTGCCCGCCAGAAGTTCTGCCCCAGGGCGTCCGTCTCGCGCCAGCGCCGGATGGCGAAGCGGACCCGGCGCCCGTCCTGTCCCGAGTACATGACCCGGCAGGACAGGGGAGACTGGTAGGTGATCTCCACGCCCGTGTCCAGCAGCTCGCTGTCCACCGGGATATCCACCTGCTCACCGTCCGGCGCGGGGCTGGCGTCCTCCTCCTCCGTGACGGGCCACACCAGGGCGTAGGCGTCGCCGTAGAGGAAGGTCTCCCGATGGATGAAGCCCTCCTGAATCTGCATGTCGTTCGCCTGACGCAGCCGATCGATGGCCGCGGTGGCCTCATCTCGGTCCGAGGTGATGGCCGCGATGCGGCACCGGTTCGCCATGGCGAGCACCGGCCGGTGCGCCAGCCGGAACCGGTACGGCCCCGAGCCGCGCACCAGGCGCTCAATGTGCGTGCTGGCGAAGCGCTCAGCGGGCGTGCCACGGAAGTAGGTGGCCGCCTGCAGGTAGCCCTCGCGGGCCGCCTCCAGCGCGTTCACCCCCTCCAGCAGGTCAGCGGTACCAGGCACTGGGCATCCTCTCCACGAACGGCTCACGGGCGTACGCGCGGGCCAGCGCCTGCAGGCCCAGGTCCTTGGGGTCGAGCGTTCCCCATCCGGGGTTGCTGTTGAAGTAGTTGGCCACCTTGATCTGCGGGCCGCCCTCTTCGTTCAGCAGGGCCAGGGCCTCGGGGACGGTGTCGATCCAGGCGGCCTGGTCCTTCAGGCTGGATGGCGTCCCCCACTCGGCGATGATCACCGGCAGGGCCTGCCAGCGCACGTCCAGGTCCAGCACCGTCCAGACCTTGGTCCGGTTGAACACCTGATACGCGGTCTGCGCGGCCGAGCGCCGGTACGCGTTCCACTGCAGCCCGAAGTAGGGCGCAAGGTGCGCCGGGTGCATCCGGGACCAGGCGTCCCGGTTGAAGCCACCCATGCCGATGGTGAATGTCACCGCCGGGTCCACGTGCGAGTACAGGTACGCCATGGTGTACTCCAGGGCCTCCACCGCGCGGGCGTCCGAGGTGGCCCAGTCGTAGCTGTGCGCCATGCCGTCGGGCGTGGTCTCGGTGGTGCCGAACTCATGATCGGTATCGAACTCCGACGCCAGCTGGATGTTGACCATGCCGCGGTTGGGCAGCGCGGCCAGGCGCTGGGCGAAGCGGTCCAGCAGCGGGTCCAGCTCACCACGCAGCAGCTGGCTGTAGCCGTACGCGAGCACGCCCGTGCCATCCTTGCGCTGGATGCGCATGGCCGGGGCCGGGACGGTCTTGCCGTTCACCGTCTGCGGCCCGGCGCTCGCGCCGTAGTGCTTGAACTCCACCACCAGGTTGAGCATCGTCTGCCCGGCCTGCAGCAGGTCGCTGACCCAGCCGAACGTCTTGGTGGTCTTGTCGTAGCCGCTGAAGACCGAGCCGTCCGCCAGGCTCCGGTACTGGGTGAGCGCCCGGCCGCCGATCGTCTGCAGGTCGGTGGTGGCGTTGGCGTTGCTGCTGAGGTAGTACCCGCCCCTGATCATGTGGTGCCCCCTACGTAGGCAGATGCGCTGGCCCCGGCCTTCACCTTCCGGTCCTCGCGCAGGAAGAACAGCACCCCTGAGACTACGGCGTCGGCAATGTCATCGTGCGGCGCCTTGGGGAAGGCCACCATCTGCTCCTGCGCCTTGCGCAGCTCCTGACGGTGCAGTACCCGGCCACCGCCGGTCTGGTAGTAGTCCAGCGCCCAGCTGAAACGGACCTCCTTGGACTCCTTGCTGGTGAAGACCAGGAGCTTGACCGGCAGGTCATGCAGCACCGTGTACCAGAGGTCACCGCCCTGGTTGACCTCGATGCGGATGGCCTTGATCCGCTCCCACTTCGCCAGGGTCTTCAGCACCCAGGCGCGCAGTGCCTCGCCGCTCAGCTTGACCTCACCAGCGTCCACGATCTCCACCCGCCGGGGCTTGATCATGACGCGGCCCTGAGGCGTCTGCTGGTACTGCTCCGGCGCGCAGGCGACCACCGCCCAGCCGGTCCAGTCGCTCTTGTCCTTGGTCGTCACGGCCGGGTCCAGCACCAAGATCCAGCGGGTGGCCTCCACGCCCAGCGTGCCGTACCGGAAGTCATCCCGCGTCCAGTACGCGCCCTCGATACCCATCGGGTCGTTGGCGTAGTTCTTGGCGTAGGAGCGGGTGTGCCGGAAGCCCAGCAGCCAGCTCAGGGGCCACTTCTCCGGCCAGACAGAGCGCTCGGTGCCATCGTCCTCGGTCACGATCGGCTGATAGTGGTGGGCGGTGATCTTCTCGTCTGCGATCCAGTCGGCCAGCTCCACCTGGTTGGCCGCCTTCACCAGCTGGTGCATGATGCTGCCCGGCATCGTGACCGTGCCCACCATGGCCACCGCGGCGTAGATGTTCAGGGGGAAGGCCGCATCGGTGACCGTACGCAGGCGCTTGGCCGCCTGGTCCTCGGAGTAGCTGGACTCATCCCCTTCGATGTCATCGAAGATCAGCAGGTCCGGCCGCCGCTCCTGGACCTTCAGGCCCAGGGTCTTGGCGTCCATGCCGCGGGCCGCGAAGACCAGGCCATCCTTCTGGTGGATCATGCCTGCCCTGTCGGCCAGCGTCCCGCCGGTGACCTTGCGCGCGGGCTCGCACAGCTCGGGGTAGTCGGCACGCAGCAGGGGGTTGCGCTCCAGCTCCTCCTTGAAGGTGCGCAGGTGGGTCTCGGCCTGGGCGCTGGCGTCGGCAAACGCCACGATGAAGCGCTTGATGCCCTGGCTGGCCGCCCAGAGCGGGAGGATCAGGAACCACCAGGTGCTCTTGCCCGTCTCGCGCGGGGCGATGAACGCGTGCCGGTGCTGCTGCGGTTCGGTGACCGGCTCACGCCAGCGCAGGCCGATGCGCGCCCAGTCGTAATGGATCTCGGAGAAGGAGATCCGGCCCTCGCGGTCGCGCATGTGATGCGGCAGGTAGATCAGGGCGAAGGCCACCGGGTCCGCGGCGAGCGCCCGCCGGATGGCGCGCTGCACCTCGGGGGGCTCGTGCACGAGCATCGCCAGCTCCGTGTTGAGCCGTGCGTGCCAGCCCGCGTCCCACCTTGCCATGCGCTGATCTTACGCCACCTCGGAATTGAAACGTGTCAACAGCAGACCAACAGAAGGCCCCCTCTCGGGGGCCTTGTCTCAGGCCAGCTCCCACCCAGCGGAGGTGCGCCGTGCCAGGCCCTTGCGCTCCAGGCCCTCGGCCGGGATGTCGGTCAGCGTGTCGCTGGCCACCGGGCCCTCTTGCAGCCTGGTCAGCAGCGACTGCTGGCGGGCAGTCAGGCCCTTGACCTTCGCGGGCTTGCCCTTGCCGGTGGTGGCTGGCGCCACGCCGTGCGCCTGCTCGCGGTGCCGGGCCAGGCCTCGCACCCCGATGGGGATCTGGCACTCGGGGCAGCTGCTGAACTGGATGCCGTGGGCCTGTCGCTGTGTCATGCCATGAGTCTAGCCTGAGACCTGTTGGTGAGTCAACAGGTCTCAGGCTGTGACTTGCTCCACTCAGCGGCGGGTGTCGATCTCGGCCTGGATCTCCTTGGCCTCGGCCTTGGTGACCTCGCCGCGGGCCACGTCCTCCCGCAGGTCCCGGGTCTGCCGGTCCGCCACGGTGCCGCGGTTGTGGTTGGCCGAGCTGTCGCCGTTGCTCCAGATGCCCATGTCGATCTCTACCTTTCTACGGTGGTGCCGGTCCGGATGGCGCGGTCCTTGCGCCAGTCGCTGATGTCCAGGCAGTCGAAGCGGGGGGCGCCCTTGCGGGCCAGGTCTACGCGGGCCATCAGGTGCGCCTGGGTGGTCCAGTGAGCGGTCTGCATGTCGTCCTCCGGTTCGTGCTGCCTGCCTGACAACCACTACGTTACCCGGCACCTGTCGGTGCGTCAACAGGTTAGGTGTGCACCATCTGAAGACCTAGACATGTTGACGCACCAACAGGCCGTGCTACACTTGGGGTACAGCAAGGGACACCGACACGAGGAGCAGGACATGCAGACCACCTACACCGTCAAGGTCACCGCCGAGGTCAAGGGCCTCACCAGCAGCGACACGTACCGGGGCTGCACGGAGGAGCAGGTGGCCACGATCCGCAACCAGCGCCACACCACCCGCTGGGGCTACCCGCTGGGCAGCGTGCTGGACATGCGGGTCACCGCCGAGGAGCCCACCTGCTCGCACGGCATCCCGCTCAGCCGGGCCTGCGCCACCTGCCCGCACGGCACGCGCTGCTGAACAGACGCTGAGGCCCACCAGGGCAGCACCTGGTGGGCCTCTCTCGTGCGCCTCGTGAGAGCGCTCTCTCAGCGCCTCCTGCGGGCGCGGGCCTTGCCTTTCTTGGCCTTGCGCTTGCCGCCCTTGTGCTTGCTGTTGGCGATGCGTGCGGCCTGGGTCTTGCTCATGTGCCGCTTGCGCCTCAGCGCCCGGTACACGTCCTGCTGGCCCGGGTAGACGAACCCGTACTTCCCACCGCGTGAGCTGACCACGATCAGTCCTCTCCGGCCACCCGCCTGGCGGCCTCCTCGGCCAGCCTGCGCGCAGCGTCGGTCTCGGCGCCAGTCACGGTCACGTCCAGGCCCTTGGCAGCGTCCAGGCCCAGCAGCTTGCGCACGCTCTCGTTGACCCGCAGGGCGTACTCGGCGGCCTTCAGGCGGCCGGAGTGGTCACGCACCGGCTGCTGGCTGTCGGGGTCGATGGCGACCATGCCGTCCTTGCCGACGAACACCGGCGCCGGTGCGGCCCGCCATATCTCCAGCGCTCCCTGCTGCAGGTCGTGCAGCATCTCCAGCGAGCGCTGCACCATCTCGCTGCGGTCCTCCTCCGGTATCTGGTCGCGCACCCGCTTCAGCGCCGCGGACACCGTCTGCTGCGTGACGCCTGCCTCGCGCGCGATGACCAGCTGCGTCTTGCCGCGGACGTAGTCCAGCCACCAGCCCCAGTCCCGCTCGGTGATCCTCTCCGGCCGGTCAGCGTCCATCGGTCGCTCCGATCAGCAGGGCGCCAGCGCAGCACAGCAGCGGCAGCAGGATCACGCCTGCCACCACCAGGGCCAGCACCCCCACACTCATGTTCCTGAACCTGTCCATGATCATCTCCCACAAACGTCAACAGCGGGCTGCAGACCCCCGATGGTATCTGCAGCCCGCTGTACGTGCCGCTGAGCGCCTATCAGCGCTCGGTGTACCCCTCAGCCTGGCTAGCCTCGGTGAGGAGCGCAGACGCCCGCTCACGCAGTTGCTCCGGCGCGGGCTCCGGTCCCAGCGTCTGGCGCACGGTCTGCACGCCCAGCTCCAGGACCTCGCCCACCAGGTGCTGTGTCACGCCCTGGCCACCGCCCACGGTCACCCGCACCTGCTGGCCCTCGGCCAGCTGGCGCAGCCCGCCCTGCGGCAGCCTCACCACCACGTACGGCCCCCAGCCGATGACAGCGCGCAGGCGCTCACACTCGGCCTTGGCCTCGTCCAGCGCTGCCTGCAGCTCGGCCCGGCGGGCCTTGGCCTCCTGCGCCAGCTCCACGCCCGGCAGCCGGTAGTCCGCCACGCCCTGCTCCTGCTCGGCCATGATCGCCTCCTCCATCTCCAGCTCGTGGCTGAAGTCGATGCCTGCATTACGGTTGCGCCGGACGGTACCCAGGTCGAAGTCCATGGACCGCGCCTCGGCCCGCTCCAGCTCCCAGTCCGCCATCTCACCCATGGTCCGGCACCTCTCTGATCTCGGCCTTCAGGGCCACCGAGCTGAGCCTGTGCAGCGGCGCCCGCCTGCTCCAGCCGTACGCCAGGTCGAACTTCCAGCCCTTGGCCGGGGGCGGGATCTCGGTCACGCCGCGGGCCTTCAGCTTCAGCAGGCCCTCGCTGTCCTCCTTGACGATCCAGACGGCCACCAGTCGCTGGCCGTCCGCCTGCATGGACCCGCCCCGCTCGGCGCGCAGGGCCAGCGAATGCGTGAGCGCCTTGGTCGTGCCCTTGCTGTCGATGGCCCAGCCCAGCGCATACGTGGCCCGTACCCGCCAGCCCGCGGCCTCCATGGCCTTGCGCACCAGCCGGGCGGCGCTGGGCACCTCCACCTCGGTCGCGTCCCGGTACGGCACCAGCGGGTCCGGGTGCGCCTCGGCGGGCACCTCTAGCTCGGCCTGCCAGTCCCGCCGGAACACCTCGGGGTCCATCGGCGCCGGGGCCGGGAGCAGCGTCCCGGCCTCCCGCATCTCCTGCACCTCGGCTGCGCCCCGGTCCAGCTTGACCGTGCGCACCGGCACGCCCCGCTCGATGGCCTCCACCGCGTCCAGCCCGGCCTGGCCGAGCACGCCAGCGGCCCTCACGAGTCCAGCCCCTGCATCAGGTAGGCGCCGGTCTCCACCAGCGACTGCAGCAGCTCAGCGTCCTGCTCGACCTTCAGCAGGGTGATCTGTGCCCCGCCGATCGAGCCCGGCGCCGCCCACCGTTTCTCGCTCACGATCCGGACGATGTACTGGTCGTCCTTGATCACGCCCGAGCTGGTCAGGGCGTCACCGATGTTGCGGTCCAGCTTGTCCAGGTCCCCGATGCCCATGGCCACCGGGTACGCCTCGTCCGGCCGGTCCTCGGCGGTGCGGTCGAAGAAGTACACCACCCGCAGCTCCACCGGGATCTCCAGCCGCAGGTGCTCGCCGTACGCTCCGCGGCACTCGCGCTGCACCTGGTGGGCCACCTTCACGCGCCAGGCGTGGCTGTCCTTGACCTGCTCTTCCACCCGAACGGTGTGCTTGCGGTCCTTCATGCACCAGTGCTTCAGGCTGCCCTTGCTGCGGGGACGGCCGGGGACGTAGGTCCGCAGGATCACCTGCGGGATGTCTTCAGCTCTCATACGTCCAGACTAGTGGAGAGCCGGTGACCTGTCAACAGGTCACCGGCTCTCGGCCTCAGCGGACCGGCACCAGCCGGGGCTGCCAGTCGTCCCCGTCCAGCCGGTACGGCTGACCGTCCACCAGGACCGCCTGGCCCGGCCGGAGCACGCCCGCGGACCGGCTGACCACGCCCTCACGCGCCCAGCGCATCTCGGTCTTGACACCCGCGTTGAGCAGGTACAGGGGCCGCTTCTCCATCAGGTCCCCGTCCATGCCCACGGCCCGGACCTCCACGCCCCGCCAGTTGCCCGCGCCGAGCCCGTGCAGGACGAACGTCTGCGGGCTGGCGACCTCCATCACCTCGCCGTCCGTGCGCTCCAGCGTGATCTGCAGCGCCATCGGCAGCGGGATGACCTCGGCCAGCGCGTCCACCGGGTCAGCGCCGGACTCGATGGCAATCGAAGCGCCGTCCAGCTGCCGCATCACCCGCGCAGCGTCCAGCGAAACCAGCTCAGCGTCCCGCTGGGCGACCTGGACGCCCGGACCCTGGGTCATGTATGCGTCCCCGGTGTTCCGGGCCGCAGCGGCCGTCTGAGCGGGCTGCTCCAGCTTCTCCGCGATGGCGCGCCGGGCCACCTCCTGCATCCGCTGGTCCCCGTCCACCTCGGCGGTGCGCAGGACGTGGGCCAGGGTCTCGCTGTTCAGGCTGCGCGCCCACCCGGCCAGCTGGGCGGTCTCGTCCAGCTCCACCGGCTCGCACTGGCCGCCCAGGGTCATCTCATTGCGGCCCGCGTCGGTGACCTTCCAGGCCTTGGCGCGAGCCTTGTCCAGCTCCTCGCGGATGGTGTGAACCCAGCTGCGCGCCCGGTCATAGGACCCACGGTCCATGTCCGCGATGGCGGCCTGGTGGAAGCCCTGCAGCTGGTCGAAGTCCTCCACCGAGATCGCCCCGCCCTCCAGGGCGTCCGCCAGCTTCTTGCCCGCCGCGTTCACTTCGGCCTTGGTGATCTCCGGCAGCCGCTCGGCGTGCTCGGCCAGCGCCTCCACGTGCGCCCGCTTGACGCCCGCGGCGTCCTCGGGGGCCAGCCACATGGTTTGGATCGGCTCGGCGTAGAAGTCACCGGCGGTGGTCTCGATGACGTACCCGCGGCGGCCGCCGGTCTTCTGCTTGCCGGTGACCCGGGCGACCATCACGTCCTCGCCGGTCTTGGTACGGCTCCAGCTGGTCGCGGTGTGCAGGCCCGCGTCATTGCGCTCCAGCTTGACGATGATCCGGTCACCGGGCTGGACGGTGCTGGCGTTGATCTTGCCCTTGGCGGTCATGCCGTGCTCCTCGCGTCGGGGGCCCTCCAGGCCCTGTGAGAACCACTCTACACGGCACCCGTTGGTGCGTCAACAGGTCATAGAAAGTGGCTCTGGTGCCGGACCACTCTGAGACTTTGGGGTCTAAAGACCCCCCAAAGTCTCAAAGTCCTGTGGCGGGGTGTTTGACGGTTACTCAAAGTAAAAAAAAGTCCGCAGAGTCCCAGGTCGGACTCTGCGGACCCTCCCTTTGTGACTCAACGTCACAATGGATGATCTTGGCAAAGTGACCCCCTCCAGAGGCCACTTTGGAGATCAACTTTCCAAAGTCTCCTGACCTGCTTCAGGAGCCCCCTGGGCAGCCCTGACCGCCAGCTGGTCCACCGTCCAGCGGTCACCCGTGGCGCCGTTCACCACGGCCTCCAGGGCCAGCACAGAGGTCCACGCGTTGGTCCAGCCGGTGTCCGAGGGGCGCTCCCAGCGGTCCGTGACCACCTTGCGCACCTGGGTCTCAGTCAGGCCGTGCTCACGCGCATGGTCGGCCAGCACCTGCAGGATGCGGCGCTGGTTCTTGGCGTTGGCGGGCACCAGCTCCCCCGTCCAGGCCTCCGGCGCCTTGCCCTTCCAGGGCTCCAGCTCATCGGTGCTGGGCAGCTTGAAGGGGTCCATGGGCGCCACCACCAGGCTGCTCAGTGCCCGGCCGGTCTCCTCGTCCACACCCAGGTCGATCACCTGCATCTGCAGCTCGGTGGCGCCGGTGCTGTCGGCCTGGTCCTTCTGCTTGTCCTGCAACAGGCGCAGCTTCAGCTCCGAGCGAGGCTCGCCGCGCTGCACCTTCAGCTCGGTGTCCTGGGCGCCGTCGATGGCGCTGGCGCCGCGGGCGTCCCCGCCGTTGCGGCCGGTGTGGTGCACCACCAGGACGCACGCCCCGCCAGCAGCCGACTGCATGTGCGTCACGGCCGAGGCGAAGAGGCCCATCTCCCCGTTGTCGTTCTCATTCATGCCCACGGTCACCCGAGCCTGTGTGTCGATCACGACCATGGAGGGCTGCCGCCGCCGGACCAGCGCCATCAGGGTCTCCCACTCCACGCTGGGGTTGCCCTGGGTGCCCATGTACCGGATCGGCAGGGGCAGGAACTTCACCCCGGTCATGGGGCCGTTCACCTGCTCCCAGGCCCGCACCCGCAGCGTCATCCCGCGGGCGCCCTCCGCGGCGATGTAGATCACCTCGCCCTGCGCGACTTTGTGCCCCTGCCACATCCGGCCGCCGCCCACGTGCGCCGCGAGGTCCAGCGCCACGAACGACTTGAAGGAGCCCGGCGCGCCGATCAGCCAGGCGCCTGAGTCCAGGTCCAGCAGGCCGTGCACCAGCGGCTTGGGGGCGGGCAGCTTCGCCAGCTCGCTGGCGTCCAGCAGCATGGCCTCCATCTGGTCCACCAGGCTCATGGCCTCGTCCCGGGTGACAGGCACCTGCGGCCCCTGCTGCTCCCCCTCCGGCAAGAACAGCGAGGGATCGAAGGCCACACCCGCGTGCGGGTCCGGCGGCAGCGGCCGTCCCTGCCCGATGACGCGCGCCCGGGCGCTCTCCCAGGTGGCGCTGAACTCGGCCGGGTCCTGCCCACCGCCCATCGGGTGCATGTCCTTGCGCGCCACCCTGGCCCGCTCCAGCTGGTTCCACACGTCCGCCACGGTGATGCTGTTCCAGGGGGACTGGGCGATCTCCAGCATGG